TGGATCAAATTGGACAGAAACAGCTGATTTGTCTGCAGGGAGATATGGTGTTTTTACTAGTGGTAATACTACAACAGGTTTAGCTGCGGGTGGTAGAACAGGACCGGCTGTTGTTACATCAACAGAATTATGGTCAGGCGGAGGACAAGTTGGTGCTTGGGCTACGGGTAATGATATAAATACTGCTAGAAAAGCTTTAGCTGGATCTGGAACTCAAACAGCAGCATTAGCTTTTGGTGGAACACCACCTACAACTGGAAAAACAGAATCTTATGATGGAACTAATTGGACAGAAGTCAATGACATGAATACTGGAAGATATAGATTAGGTGGTTTTGGAACTCAAACTGCATCAATAGCTGTTGGAGGAGATCCTGGAGCACCTGGTTCAGCAAATGAAACAGAGTCTTGGAATGGATCAAATTGGACTGAAGTTAATAATTTAAGTGCTGGTAGAAAAGGTGTATTTGGAGTTGGAAGTTCAACTGCAGGATTAGCTTTTGGTGGTTATACTTCTACAGAAGTATCAAGCACAGAAACTTGGAATGGAACTAACTGGACTGAAGTTAATAATTTAAATACTGCAAGAAGACTTATGGCAGGTTTTGGAACTCAAACATCAGCATTAGCAGCTGGTGGATTAGATACTCCTCCAAATCATCAAACTGCTAAAACAGAAACATGGAATGGAACTAACTGGACTGAAGTAAACGATTTAAACACGGCTAGGAGATTTTTTGATGGTTCAGGTGCTGATAGTACAAGTGGAATAGTTTTTGGCGGAGGAGCATACCCATCTCCAAGTGCAATGGCTTTAACAGAAGAATGGAATGGAGCAGGTTGGACAGAAGTTGCAGACTTAAACACTGGAAGAGGTTTACTAGCAGGAGCTGATGTTAGTGTTACTGCTGCATTAGCATTTGGTGGTGAAAATGCACCTGGAACAGGTGTCATAGCTTCAACAGAAGAATGGAGTGGTTCAACAACAGTAACTAAAACAATAAGCACGGATTAATTATGACAACATACAAAGAAATACGAGGATCACAAATTGAAGCGGTATCATCCGATCCATCAAATCCTGTTGAAGGACAAGTTTGGTATAATACAACAGACAATGAATTAAAAGGTAAAGCTTTAACAGCTACAGCTGCGTGGACTACAGGTGGAACTATGAATAGTGCAAGATTTGTTTTAGGTGGTGGAGGATCACAAACTGCAGCAATTGCATTTGGTGGTGTTCGATATACACCTCCTCCAGTTTCTCAAGCAACTACTGAACAATATAATGGAACTAGTTGGACAGAAGTTAATGATTTAAACACTGCAAGAGAAAGATGTTCATCTGCAGCTACTACTAACACAGCTTCTTTATGCATAGCTGGAGTTATATATCCAGGTGCATCTACTTCAAATAAAACTGAAAATTGGAATGGTTCAAACTGGACTGAGGTTAATGATACAAATTCTTCAGAGGGTGGACGTTTTGGTTTTGGAACACCTTCAGCAGCAGTCATAGCAGGTGGAGGAATGTCAGGATTAAATGTAACAGAAACTTGGAATGGAACTAATTGGTCTACGAGTCCTGCCACATTAAATACTGGAAGAAAAGATAATGAAGGTGGTAGTTCAGGAACTTCGACAGCTGGAATAGTTGCTGGTGGTAATAACGGAGCAACTTATGACGTAACAGAACTTTGGAATGGTTCTGCATGGACAGAAGTTAATGACTTAAACACGGCAAGATCAGGTATGATGTTATCTGGTATAACAACATCTGCATTAGCTGCAGGAGGAACTCCTAACCCAACATCTTCAGCAACAGAAAGTTGGAATGGAACTAACTGGTCAACAACAACATCTTTACCTGCACAAAAAAGAAATGCAGGAGCTTCACGAACAGGTGGAAATACAGCTGCTTTAGTATTTGGTGGTTATTATACTGCTCAACAAGCTACGACTTTTGAATGGGATGGTGCGGGTGTTGGTCAAACAAGAACATTTACCGACTCATAAGACTTGTAATATATTTTAAATAATATATATAAGAATAAACTATAAAGGATAAAGCTATGAAAAAAGACGTCAAAGAAGTAATACAAGGTGAAGAACCACATTTAAATAATTTATTAACACAGGAAGATCTATCTGACTTTAAAGGTATGGTAGACGAGCTTCGTGATACATGGACCAAGAAACAAATGTTTCGAACAGAAACAGAAGCAAGATTTTCTGTACTACAGGACAATCGTTATCCAACTAAAGCATCAAAGTATTGGCAGTGTGTTAGAGAACAATCATCATACTTAGATAATCTAATGACGTTATCATTTGACTACAGAAGAAACGAAGCAAAGATTAAATGGTTAGAAGGTAAAGTTGAAAAAGAAGAAGATGAATATAAAAAAACTAAATACAAAATAGATTTAGACGAAGCTATATTTGGTAAAGCTTCTATGGAAAAAGTAGCAAAACATAGAATGCGTGAAATTAAAATGTGGTCTAAATTAAAAAGTGAATTTAATGATGGGTCGTTCAATGACAAAGATGTTAATCAACATCAATTAGAATCTTATGGATTACAATATCATGAAAAAGCTAAATCATTAAATGCAAGCTCTAGTGAGGCTGAAGTATTTAATGTAATGGGACAATTACAGTCACTACAAAGAATTAAAAAGTCTGGTGAATTAGAACAAAGTTATGAAAAGAAAGAACAAATAACTCAACATGGAAAACCCAAAGTTTGATTTTGTATTTTTAGGTCAATCGGTTTTAAAATATCAGGTTCCATTAGATATATTTAACTCTATTAATTATATTTATGAATCTAACTTTAATAATCTAGCCCCTGCTAATGATCAGTTAGTAGGTAAAATAGAAAAGGAACATTCATTATTTTATCATGGAGCAGATCAAACAAAAATGAAAAACCATAACATGTTACCAAGAGATGTAACAAATTATTTTATGAAAATGTTTGAACACTATTTAGCGTTTAATAAAATAAAAGATTATGATTTACATCTTAATTCTATTTGGGTTAATGAAATGAAACAACACGAATATAATCCTGCACATATTCATAGAGGTATGTTATTTACAGGCTTATCTTCTGTAATGATTTTAAAACTACCTTCTACATTTGGTAAAGAATACTCAGCAGATCAAGTTAAACAAAATGGTAGACTTCAAATATTAGGAGCATCTAATGGTCAGTTTTCAAAAATAGATTATCAACCACCGATGGACCTTAGAGACTTTTACATATTTCCATATGATATGAGACATTGCGTATATCCTTTTAATGGAACAAATGAGGTTAGAAGAACACTTGCTGCAAACTGTGATGTACAGTTTGATCCTATAAAAAACAGAGGTGCAGCTTAATGGACAAACAATATTACATAGACAATCACATAGGTATATTTAAAAACTTTATGACAGATGAATTAATAAATAGTTATCTTACTTTTTTTAATAATTGTGAGAAACAAGGAGCTGTGTATCCAAGAAAAGAAGATGAAACATTAGTATCAGATAACGCAATTAGTACAATTATGGGTTCAGTTAATACTGCACTAACCTATACTAACAAACCTTTTATAGATATGTTTTTTAAAGACGTGTATCCATTATATACTCAAAAATATTCTCATTTAAAAAAATTAGCTACACACAACATATTAGAAGTTAAGATACAAAAAACTAAAGTTGGTGAAGGTTACCATATGTGGCACTGTGAAAACGCTGAGATGAAAGCTAGAAATAGAATATTAGCTTTTAGTGTTTATCTTAACGATGTAACAGAAGGTGGAGAAACAGAATTTTTATATCAAAAGTGTAGGTTCAAACCAGAGAGAAATACTATGTTAGTTTGGCCTTCACAATTTACACACATTCATAGAGGCAACCCACCTTTATCAAATGATAAATATATAGTAACGGGATGGGTAGAATACGGATATTAACATGATAACAGAACCACGATGGAAATCTTACATAGTAGAAACAACTGTACCAATTTTTACACCTGAACAATGTAAAATGATAATTGAAGCTGGAAGAGCAGAACCTAAGCAAGAAGCATATGTTGGAAACAAACAAGGAATAAAAGGTGGTGTGTTAGATACTAAAACAAGAACTTCACATATTAGTTGGATACCATTTAAAAAAATGAATGACATGTATAAAGACATAGAAAAAATTATGAGAACTACAAACGGTAATCATTTTGGTTTTGATGGAATGCAAATAACTGAAATGGCACAATACACAGAATACCCAGAGGGAGGATTCTATGAATGGCATGTAGATAACGATGTTCACTGCGCGCATGAACCACCGGTTAGAAAAATATCTATGACTTGTTTATTATCTCCTGAGTCAGAGTTTGAAGGCGGAGATTTAGAATTAATGGCTGAAGGTAAAGTTGCAAAAATAAAACAAGGACACGCAGTATTTTTTGCATCGTTTATTAGACACAGAGTAAAACCTGTAATACGAGGAACAAGAAAATCTTTAGTTATGTGGTTTGGAGGCGAACCTTTTAAATGATGATTAAAGCTGCATACTTTCCAACTATTATATATGCTAAAGATGTAAATTTAGATAATAGACTTTTTGAAAACGCTGTTATTGAATGGTCTCAAAAAGATAAAGGAATTAAAAGAACTAATATGAAAGGTTGGCACAGTCAAACTGATATGCATAAAATACCTGTGTTTAAACCTTTAGTTGATGAATTATTTAAAATGCAAAATGAAATATTTAAAGAAGAATTTTTAGATAGTGAACCTATTCTTGGAAATATGTGGGCTAATATAAATCCTCCAGGTGGATACAACAGACCTCACATACATCCTAATAGTCATTTTAGTGGTGTGTACTATATAAAGTCATCTAAAAAATCAGGACAAATAGTATTTAATGATCCAAGAGCAACATCTCACATGGTTATGCCAAATAGAATAAAACAAATGCCTCCATCACATTTGTGGCGTGAAGTTCGTGTAGATCCATTAGAAGGTAGAATAATTATATTTCCAGCATGGCTTTGGCATTGTGTTGAACCAAATGAGAGTGATGATATAAGAATCTCAGTATCATTTAATTTTTTACAGAAAGGATTTAATGTTTAGAGATCACAAATATCAAGTAATTAAGAAAGCATTGTCTTATGATATGGCTAATTTTATACTTAATTATTTTCTACTTAAAAGAGATGCAACAAGATTTATGTATGAAAATAACCTACACTCACAGTCCCCAATACTTGGAACATGGACCGATCAACAGATACCTAATACTTTTTCTTGTTATGGTGATTTTGTAATGGATACATTATTAGTTAAAATGCTTCCTGTAATGAAACAACATACAGGACTAGATTTAATACCAACTTATTCATATGCTAGAGCTTATAAAAAAGGTGATGAACTTAGAAGACATAAAGATAGACCTAGTTGTGAGATATCAACAACATTAAACTTAGGTGGAGACCCATGGCCTATATTTATAGACGGTACAGGGTCTAACAACGTTATAGATGAGTATAAAAAAATACATAAACCCAACGCTCCAAAAGGCACAAAAGTCTTGCTTGAAGTAGGTGATATGCTAGTATATAGTGGTTGCGA